TGACGATTAATGAGTGGTATCTTAGACTCAATAAAAAGCGAAATAAGCAAAAGCGGAGGGTCAAAAAAGAAGATAGTTTATGTGAAAAAGGATGGTAAAGTGCGGATCCGCTTTTTACTTGAGTTTGACAAAGCTATTGAAATTCCTTTTCATGATTCATTTGCATTAAGTGTAAACTGTATGTGCTTGGAAAAGATTGACAAACGCTGTCCACTTTGTGGTAATGAAAAACTTCGGACAAGAAATCAGTATGCATGGCCTGTTTTTAATTACGAAACGAATGAAGTCGAAGTTCTTTTGTTCCCAGCAAATAACTTCTCTCCAGTTCCTGCCCTTATTTCAATGTTTGAAACATACGGCACGATTCTTGATAGAGATTATGTTATTGAGAAAAAGGGTTCCCAGCAATCTACTTCATATTCTGTCGTTCCTATGGACAAATCAAAGTTTCGAAATGAGAAAGCAAAAGCACCAACTGAAAGTGCTATCTTGAAAGTGATTTCAACAGCTTTTCCTTTTGAACAATCAAATCTTGACCTTGATACTGATGCAGCTGACTTTGGTGACGATGAAGATGATGAGTTTTACGCCAACGCTTCTGCAAAAGAACTTTATCAGCTTTGCAAAGAAAAAGGAATTGAAGTTAAACCTCGCTTGGATAGGGAAGATTACATCAAAGCGCTTGACAATTTTGATAAAAAAGAAGACGACGATTGGGATGACAACAGTGATGAAACAGATGACTGGTAATATTGACGGGAGTATCAGGAGAATAAATTCTCTTGATACTCTTTACTCGCTTCAAACATCATTTCAGAAGAATATTTCACAAAATGAAGTTTTGCCTCAAGACAATTTGCAAGGATTTCAGTATCATATCACTGCGATGATTGAGGAACTTGGAGAACTTCTTCAAGCTGATAAACGGTGGAAAACACATAGAAATGTGAAGTTTGACAACGATGAAAAACTTACTGAATATGCTGATGTATTTATCACTGCATTGAATATAGCAATCCATTCGGGATTTACTTCTGATGAAGTGTTCGATGCTGTTTTACAAAAAATATGTGAAAATAATAGGAGGCTTGAAAGCAATGCTGGTAATAGTGGAAGGAATTGACAGATCAGGTAAATCGACTTTATGTAAAGCACTTTCAATGACAACAAGAAAATATTCAATATTTAAGGATAAATGTGAAATTTCGTCTTCACAAAGTGTTTTGCAGGAAAAGGTTTTGACAACACTATCACTTCTTGAACAAATTCATGAACACGATAATATTATCGTCGATAGGTTGTTTCTTACAGAGTTAGTTTACGGAATTGTTGACAGAGGTTATTTTGATAAAGAGTTTTATGATATATTGGTACGAAGACTTGATGCTTTACGGCACAAGATTGTTTTAGTTCTTGTTAAGAATGATTCGGTTGACCTTGCTTCGTCAGCTCATGGATCTGATTTGTCACTTCACCAGTCATTGTTCGAATTTTTCTTTAATATTGTTCCTATTGAAAGAAAAACGACTATTTTGACGAGTGAAATTTTTTCAATGGAAGCACTTGTTTTTGCAGAAGTATTTTGCAGACAACTTGAGAATATGGAGGTGACCAGGGCATGAGAGTATATTTCGCATCACCATTTTTTAATGAAGAACAAGTTGAGAGAGAAGAATCGTTAAAATCACTTCTTCGAAAAGAGGGTTTTGATGTATTCAGCCCGAAAGAAGCATGCCATTTACAAAGCGATGCTCCATTTGAAGACCAATTGAAGGTATTTAGTGAAAATATCGAGTCGATTCAAAATTCACACTTTGTGTTTGCTGTTACAGATGGAAAAGATATGGGAACGATTTGGGAAGCAGGTTACGCATTCGGACTTGGAATTCCTGTTGTTTATTTCGCAGAAACAGTAAGGGGAAAATTTAATTTGATGCTTGCTTTATCTGCAAAAGGAGTTATCACTTCAAGGAGAGACATAAAGAAAAGAACTCTTTTGAAAATGATTACGCAAGATGCTGATGAACCAGCTTGGAAGGGAACGATAGAATGATTATCAACAAAGAGATGTTGGTTGATTCATACAAGCTATCACGCCTTGAAAGGTACAATCACAGGTTTAGGGTTCACGACGAATCTGTTGCAGAACATTCATATTTCGTTACGTTGTTTTCACTGATGATATGTGAAAAACTTCATTCATCGAATAAAATAAAACGAATGTGTCTTGAAAAAGCATTACTTCATGACTTGCCTGAAATCGTTACGAGTGATATTCCTCATGATGTCAAAGAGATGTTTCCTAACATTCGAATTACACTTAATCGCTTTGAACATGACTTTCTTGAGAAATATTTCGATTGTGTAAATGTTCAATGGGACGAGGATTACGCAAATAATGACTTGATTACAACATTGATTGTCGATCTTGCGGACGTTTACAGTGTTTATCAATTTTGTCACGTTGAGACGTCTCTTGGAAACATGACAATTTCTGACATTTTTTCATCATGCACTGCTCGAATATCGGCAATTGAAAAAGAACTTCGAAAATTTTGTGATGAAAGGGGATTCTTATGCCTATAAATAATTCACTTGAAAAAGCAAACCTTCCTATGGAGTTAAAATTTTGTAAGGAACCGGAAACTGTTTTCATGAATAACCTTGACGCAATCAATGTAAAACTTATTGATGCACCAACTCATGCTCAATTGAGAAGATATATTCCAGCTTTTGTTGAAGCAACATGGTCGGAAGACCCAATTGATGCGATGAACTTTGACGATAATAAAAAGGATGAGATTATCATTGAAATGATGAAAGGAAATGCATTACCCACTGCGCTTGAAACAATTGGATTGACATTTCTTATCGAAGGAATATCAATTCAGGAAGTTACTCATTTGTTGAGGCACAGAATGGCAAGCTTTTCTGCTGATTGTTCAGGTGACAAATGGTGGTCTGACAAACCCGCTCTTGTTCCCTCTTCGATTGAAATGTCTGAAGAGTTTTACGAAAGATATTGGAAACTTGTTGATGATGCGAAACACCTTTATTGTGATATGATTGATTCAAAAAAGATTTCGCTCATGGATGCAAGGTATATTTTACCCAGGTGTTTGTCAACATTTTATTTCATGAGAATGAATTTGAAAGATGCGATTGCTTTTCTTCGGCAGCGACTTGATCGCCAGATTCAACCTGAGACAGACAATGTTATTGCAATGAACATGGCACTTGAAATACTCAGACACATTCCTACTTTCGCATTTTGTGGAATTGATTTTGACGAGTTTCCAGCATTTTACGCAAAAATGGCGAGGACAGGAAAAGCCACAAACTTATACTTTCCTGAAGAAAAGTTTGATAACTTTGAGTATAATGAGAATGATTTCATCTACCAATGTAAGCGTGAAGACATGACGGGAACGAATAAGTTTTCATATTATTACTTTGCATATGTGTACGAACGCATCTCAAAAGAGTATAATGATCTCAAAGAATACAATATCCAGTTATTTCAACAAAATAAAAGGGGATGAAGTGCATGATTGCAGACGTTTTCAAAGAGGAAACGGAAAAGTTATTTGACCATTCAAAATTTTCAAGAATCGTGGGAAAAACTTTGGAGGCCCAAAATGTCGTTCTTTCATTTACTAACGTTACTCATGATGATTTTAAGGGATTGCCGCTTATTGAGGATGAGTTTCTTCAATCATTTGAGAATTTCATTCTAAAGGGAGATGACTCAGGTAAGTTTCCTCCAAACTATGATATTTCTCGATATTATGATGTTTTTTACAACTTGGAAAATATGCTGATTGATATTGGGTTTGCCGATGCAGAAGAACTTTTTTCATCACGAAGATATGCAATTGAGTTTCCGAAAGAACACTGCTTTCAATCGATCGTTTTTCTTTTTAGACATGATAGAAAGATTGTTTGTTCAGTTATGATGAGAAGTTGTGATGCATATTCAAATTTCTTATACGACCTTTTCATTGCCTATATGCTGGCTGTTTCTATCAAGAACAAACTGCTTGAACAAGAGAATTTTTTCGTTAAAATCGTGAGGATTGATATCACGTTCTTTATCACAAGTTTTCATGTTTACTTAAAAGATTTTGAGTTATTTTCGTTAAAAACATTCTTCGAACAGCTAACAATAGACACTAGGAGGGATTCGTTTTGAAATGGTTTGAACTTCACAAACACACAACATTTAGTTTGTTCGATGGGTATGGTATTATTTCTGATATCGTTGATTACGCAAAAGAACTTGACATGCCAGCGCTCGGAATTAGTGACCATGGAAACACATGCGGATCGCTTAAACTTTATTCGGAATGTAAGGCAAAAGATATTGTTCCGATTATCGGTGTTGAAGCGTATTTTCAACCTACTTTTGATAAAGAAAAACATCAATATCACTTATGTTTGTTTGCCAAGAATCAGTTGGGATATTCAAACATTATGCAGATGATTTCATACGCAAATATGAATAATTTCTACAAAAAAGGAATTGTCACATTTGATTTGTTGAAACAATTTCACGAAGGAGTTATTTGCACGTCTGCTTGTATAAATGGATTTGTACCCAGGATGGTTATCACAAATAAAGAAAAGGTTGACAAAGCTGCTACAAGGTTTACCGACATCTTTTGTGAAGATTTTTACATTGAAGTTATGCCTATCCCAATTGATGAAGAAGGAACTCAAGAATATGTGAATAGGTATTTGTTTGACTATGCGAAAGGAGCAGGAATCAAATGTATACCTACCACTGACTCACATTATACAAGACGTGAAGAGTTCAACACATACAAACTTATGCACGAGATGACAGGTTCAAAACTCGATGTTGAAAGAACATATGGAGCGAGACACATGCATTCGTATAAGGAGATGCAAAGTAAACTTGAGGAAGAGTTTTCACGTGCGGAATCATGTATGCTGTTTAATGGACTTACTGACATTTATAAAAAGATTGATATAGAGCTTGATTTTTCTTCATCAATTCCTGTTTACATGGGCAACGACGACTCTTATTCTCTTTTGAAAAAGAAATGTATTTCAAGATTATCTGAAACAGGTAGAAAAAATGAAGAATATATTGAACGGTTAAAAATGGAAGCAAAAGTAATTCACTCACATGGGTTGAGTGATTATTTCATGATTGTTTCTGATTATGTTGAGGAAGCAAAAAGGAAAGATATTTATGTTGGTCCTGGTCGAGGAAGCGTTTGTGGTTCACTTGTTGCGGAACTTTTAGGAATTACTGCTGTGGATCCGATTGCAATTGGGAATGATTTTGAAAGGTTTTTACGAGCAGATAAAAAGAAGATGCCCGATATCGATCTTGATTTCGAGTATGGCAGGCGTGATGAAGTTATTCAATACCTTTTGGATAAATATGAAGGAAACTCTGCACAAGTAATTACGTATGGTTTTTATAAAACGAAGAACCTTGTTAATGACTTATGCAAACTGCTAAACGTCGCTGAGGATGACATCAAAATAATCAAATCAACTCTTGAAAAGAGTATCGATGACCAAGCTCATTTTGAATTTGAAAAGCTTGACTATCATAAAATACTCTCATTACCTTTGATGAGTACGATGAATAAGAGATACCACGACATCATCACTCATTTTTGCAGGTTATATGGTCAAGTTAGGTACTTTGGGACTCATGCTGCTGGGATTGTAATTACAAGTGATAATATTTCAAAGTATATGTCGTTGATACGATACAACGATAAGTTCGCAACGTGCTTTGATAAGTATGACCTTGAATCAAATGGGTTTCTTAAATTCGACATCTTGGGGTTAAAAACGCTCAATGTTTTGCATGAAATAGAAGAATTAACTGGTGATAAATATCACACTTCTACAGTATCGGCAAAAGCAAAGAAAGCGATTTATGATGGTTTTCGAGAAGGAAAAACAACAGGTATTTTTCAACTTAATAAGAAGAGTGCACAAGACATTCTTATTTCAATTAAAACTCAAGATATTCAGGACCTCATTGCTGCTATTTCGCTTAACAGACCTGGAACACTTCAACTTCATATGGACGCACAATATTCAAAGAATAAAGAAGAACTTGACACAACAACAAGTTGGTATCCATATACTTCAGATACTTATGGGACAATTGTTTATCAGGAACACGTTATGAGAATATGCAGAGGTTTGGCAAAGATGGACAATGATTCTGTTGACAAACTTATGAAGTTCAAATTCAACGATGCTGAAAAAGAAATATTGCGGGCGAAATTTGTTACTGGAGCAAAAGAACATTCGAACATTCCTGAGAACGTTTCATCAGAATTGTTTGAGAGTATGTCAAAATATTTGTTCAATAAAGGACATGGGTCAGGATACGCGCTTATTTCTGAATGGCAAATGTACCATAAACTGTTTCATCCTGCAGAGTTTTGGTATGCAAGCCTGAAGTATCTTTACGATGAAACAAAAGAATGGTCATTTAAGAAGGATATTTCAAAAGAAGGAGTTGTTATTTTCTTACCTCATGTAAATTACACCGCTGATTATAGTCTTCGAACTGTTGACAACGAAAAGGTAATTCAAGAGGGACTTATCACAATCAAAGGTGTTGGCTTGAAAGCAGCGCAAAAGATTGAAGAGGAAAGAAAAGCAAACGGTATTTTTAGGTCGAAACAGGAATTCATCGATCGATGCAAAGGCAGAGAAGTTCATGTTGGAGTAATCAAAGCGCTTGATGAATATGGTTCTCTTGAGTTTAATAAGCAACGCTATATCAGCAGAGTTATCAAATATAACTCTTCATTCTATCGATGAGGTGAAAAATGGACGATAAAAAACTTCAAAAAATACTTTCATTATGTAAGGATATTGAATCAAAAGAAGGAGAAGGCTCTATTTTCAGCTTAGGTTCAAAAAAAGGTTCTCAAGGAATATGTCGCTGGTCAACAAATATTTCTGATCTCGATACGATTCTTGGAGGTGGTTTTCCGAAGGGAAGAATGGTTGAAATTTTTGGACCTGAATCATCAGGAAAAACGAGTCTTGCATATCATCTTTGTGGTCAAGCAGAGCTATGCTTATTCATTCCAGCGGAAGGAACGTTTGATAACGAAAGAGCGGTTGTTTTTGGAAACAGACCTAAGCAAATGCTTGTTTATAAAAAGTGTAAATATGCCGAAGATATTATGGACAAAATGATGAGATTTGCAAAAGAGGGAATTCCTCTTATCGTCATTGATTCTGTTCCAGCAATGGTTCCTAAGGCACAATATGACCTTGTTGAAAAAGATATTGAGAAACAACCGCAACGAGGGCAACTGGCTTCGTTCTTCAGTAGGACGCTTAAAAATTTGAACGACATAATTGAAGTATCAGGAACAACGATTATCTTCATTAATCAAGTACGAGATAAGATGGACGCAATGATGTTTGGAGAAAAAACGTCTACTCCTGGCGGTCACGCTTTAAGACATTTTGCTTCAGTTAGAATTCAAGTAGGTCGAAAAGCATGGGTTGAAATACCCAACAAGAATCCTGCTAATTCTGCTTCTGAAGAAAAGATAGGAGTTATTTCAAAATTTAAGGTAGTCAAATCGAAGATTTGCAATCCTTTTGGTGAATGTGAATTACCCATGATTTTTGACAAAGGTTACGTTTCGTTTGATGATATTCCTACGATAAGAAAAGAAAAAATGAAAAAATCGAAAAGAGTTGATGATGATGAGCTTGAAGGATGAAATTCTTAAACAATCGCAGAAACACTCTGAAGTAAGTACTTCAAGTAATATTCAAAACGTAATTATTGAACAAACTTTGAATAAACTTTTTGACTTTGGTGATAAGGATGAGGTTGAACGATCAGGACTTCATGCAAGTGCAATCATTGCCGCTGAAACGAAGTTTTGTTTTCGTGAACAAGTTTTGAGTTTACTGTTCAAACAAACTCAAGGACACCATCTTCCTTCAAAGCAAAAACGTGTTTTCGAAGAAGGAAAAGCAATCCATAGAAAATGGCAAGGTTTGTTTGAAAGGTCTGGAATAGCGGATGAAATTGAGTTACGACATTACGAGGAAAAATATGATCTTTATTTCACACCTGATGCTGTTGTAAAAATCAATTCAAAAAAGTACGTTGTGGAAATCAAATCAATGAATTCATTTCAATATCAAAAGGCCATAAGCCATCCTTCTGGTCAAAAACAACTTGAATTATATATGCATTTGCTTGGTATTCGCGATGGTTTTGTTTTGGCCGAAGATAAAAATACCCAAGACTTTAAAGTGTTCATCCTGACTTACGATTATGAACGATTGATGCCTATTATTTCACGGCTTGAAACAGTTATTTCAATGAAGAATGCGTTTCTTTCCGATAAAGAAATTCCTGCACGAACATGTAAAAACCCAGCTTGTTCAAGAGCAAATGAATGTAATATGAAAGATGCGTGTTTCAACATTGGGATCGGGAGGGTCAGACTATGATTATCGCAACAACAGTATCGATTGGAATTGACCAAAGTTATACAAGGACGTGTATCTCTGTTACTCTTGACGGAGACAGAGATTTTAACTTATATACTGTTGATTTCAGTGAATGTAGAAATGCGATTGATAAGCGGTTAACTGTAAGACAAACTCTTCTCAATGTTATTCATGACATTCGTGAAAAGGTTGATGCAACGAGGATTGTTTGTATTTTTGAAAGAATACGATTGTTTTCGGCAAATAAAACGTCGGATGAAAGTAAACAATCTCACATATCACCTGATTACATGTTTTCAACAGGAAAATTGGTAGGTATCATTATTGATACGTGTTATGAATGTGGGATTACATGTTACTCTGTTGATACGAGGTGTTGGAAATCAGCAGTCCTTGGTTCTAGCAAGACGGATTTTGTCAAATATTCTGATTTTATTAAGCCAGAAAAGGGTGCTGCAATCACATTTGCGTTGAATCATGGGATTGACGTTATTGAACGTGACAAAGATGGAAATGAAAAACTATCGAAAAGAGGGAAAAACAAGGGAAAAACTATCTACAATGATGACCTTGCTGATTCTTACTGTATTTCAAAGTATGCTTTTACACATGGAAGAAAACTCCTTAAGGAGGAATAGGTATGTCACTCAGCATTACTGAAGAAAGAATTTTCATGGCAATTCAAAGTGAAATTGACAAACATGAAAGTACGTGTCTCTCTCGAAGTGTTTTTGCTGCAATATACAATGACGATATGATACTTTCTCTTGCGTCAAATACTGTCACGAAAGGTGTTGCGTCATGTTTAATGTTGAACACATGCAGAAAGAGAAATAAAGGATATTCTTCATTTGAAGGACATAATGAATGTGTTGCAATTCATGCTGAAGCTGATGCGATTGCTAACGCTGCAAAAAGAGGAATCCGACTCGAAAACTCTAAGTTGTTCTGCACGACAAAACCATGTTCTCAATGTGCAAAACTCATCGTTGTCGCAGGAATTATTCAAGTTAAGTACATTGATGATTATGATGATGATTTGTCTGATTTCATCCTTGAACATGCAGATGTTAAGTTAATAAAAGTTAAGGAGAACGATATTTATGTACATCGTTGAAAAGACGTTACCTGAAGCATATCACTCAGTAATTAGGCATTTTGAAGGAAATATTAAACTTTGTCCTGCATACAATACTCGAACTCTCGAAGCGCACAATCCCCCTACGATTATCGTTGAAGAACCTCTTTCTGAACCCATGATTTCTCGACTCATTCCCTGTGATGCTCGTTCTTTGCAGCAATATGAAATGGAAATTGTTGATGGAATTCTTGATTTTATGGTTGGACATGGTCATTGGCATTATACTTATCACAGCAGGATAGACAAATATCTTCAGTTTGTTATTGATGAACTTACAAAAGATCCGAATTCAAGAAGAGCGATTATTTCTGTTAGGGATAATGACTTGGATGCATACTCAGATAATCCTGCTTGCCTTCAGTCGATTCATTTCTACATTGAAGATGGAAAGTTATCTTGTGCTGTTTTATTTCGTTCAAATGACTTCTTGAACGCAACATATATGAATATGTATGGATTAATCAGACTTCAAGAATCAATCGCAAAGAAACTTCATCTTCCAATAGGCAGATACATTCACAGGGTCACGTCTCTTCACGTTTATGAAAAGAATTGGAAAACATTGCAAGATTACAAAAGAGCACTTTCCGTACGTACGCCTGAAGAAGTTACTTATACTTATACTTCATTTAATTTACTTATGGAAGCTTCAATTCCTGAAATAGAAAAACTCGTAGATAATTTGAGGTTAAAATATAGAAAATAGTGTACTTCTTAACCAAAACGATGTATAATGATACTATCAAATAGTACTTGGAAAAGGGAGAGATAATCATGCACAAGATAGTTTCAAAATTCGAATCAATTAGTAGTTTGGTTTCATACTTGGATTCAACTCCAGTTAACAACGTTTTCAAAGGAAAACGTCGTGATTCACAATTAACTGGTTGGGAATATGACAGGTTTTCAGGAACAAAGAGTTACGCTGAGGCACAGAATCTTCTTCTTCATGGTTGGGACTTTGAAGCAAAAAGGTTAACAGCAGAACTTAAAAAGATGCCAGTTACTCAGGTTGATAAGAAAGTCAGTAAGTTTGATGTTGTAGGTTATCAGGCATCAGTTCCAAGAGCGTTGATGGGATTACCCACTTCAATGATTAACCAAAAGAAAGTTTCAGTTCCTCCAAAAATCTTAAATATTTACACAAATGGTTGCTATAGTTGCTCAATTTCAGCTGACGAAATCGAAAGAAAAAACATTGAATTGGTAAAGAAAATAATCAACTACGAAGCAGAAGGTTATGCGGTTAATCTTTATCTTCAAATTGCAACTGAAACTTCTGGGGAAACGATTATGATGGTTGTTCGGTTAAAAGCTTCAACAGAGAGATTGAGCATCGCAAAATTAGCTTTTCCATTAATTCATCCATCAATGTTAAGAAGAATTTATTTCAACTTCATAGAAAAACAACCTGAACTTACAAAATCAGGCTTTTCACATAATTACGGATTTCCTGATAAAACGTTCGTTCAAAGTATCTATCCGGGAAAAGAAAATATTTTCATTTCATAAGAATATATGTACATTTTCAACCATTATGATATAATGGTATCATCAAATCACTCGGAGGAGGAAACTTAAATGTTCAAAGAAATGGAAAAGCTTTCAGCAGAACGTGTTATTCGTAAAACAAATCTTACTGAGGATGGTGAATCAATCACCATTCTCTACGTTCAAAAGTACGATGAAACTGAAGTTAGACGTAAACTTTACAAAACGAAATCGGGAATGTACTTCAATTTCTTCACAGATATTTATTCGGTACAACTTCAAGAAATTGAAGAAGATGGATCAAAAAGAATTATTCCAAGAATCAACAAAATTGGAAATTACAGAGATAAAGGTTCTTTTGAAAAAGCGGTTGATGAATACGAAAATGAAACGAAGATGGTTGAACCTGAGAAAGAAGTGATTCTTCCGCTTGAATCAAAAAAGGTTGTACATCCTGAATATTTTACAATTATGGAATGTGTTAAAAACGACGTACCAGTTTACTTAGTTGGCCCCGCTGGTTCAGGCAAAAACTTCACACTTCAAGATATTGCAGCAGAACTGATGTTAAACTTTTACTTCACAAACAGCATTCAACAGGAATACAAACTCACAGGATTCATCGATGCAAATGGAACTTTTCATGAAACTGAGTTTTATAAAGCTTTCACAAACGGTGGGTTATTCTTCTTGGACGAACTTGATGCAAGCATTCCTGAAGTTCTTGTTCTTATCAATGCAGCTATCGCAAACAGATATTTTGAGTTTCCTACAGGAAAAGTTAGTGCACATGAAGATTTCAGGGTAGTTGCAGCAGGGAACACAGCAGGAGCTGGAGCGGATGACCTTTACACAGGACGACTTCGGTTGGATGCAAGTACAATGGACAGGTTCGTTTTCATTGAATTCGATTATGACATCAACATAGAACGGATGCTTTCAAATGGAAACGAAACCTTGGTTTTATTCGTCAGAGAACTTAGGTCTTATTCACAAGAACTTGGAGTTCATGCAGTTTTCAGTTACAGATGCATAATCACGATGACAAAGCTCGAAAGTATTCTTGGTACAGAAAAAGCGATTAAACTTTCAATCGCAAAAGGAATTGACAAAGATACACTTTCGATTCTTTCAAAGAAATTTACTTCTAAAAGCAAATACTCACAAGCTTTCGAGAAAGCCGCCAGCTAAGCGGCTTTTCTCTTTATTGAGGTGGATAAAATGGAATTTATAAATCCGTATTTAACAACAAAGGAAAAGATTGAACTTCTTCAAAAATGGATTCTTGTTCATAGTGAAATATATTACATGTTGAATTCTTCGATCGTTGATGATTTTATGTTTGATTCAAATGCAAGGCAACTTGTTTCACTTCAAGAGGACAAACAATCGTTTGATCGGTCGCGATATTCATATGTGTTTTATGATTTTACGGGGATAACAGGTTATCACTTGTATGATAGACTCAATCCGCAGGACAAGGAAAATATCTGGCATATTGCTACACACATTCTTGACTTATGGGGAGGAAAGAACGATGCACATCAACAGGGCAAAAAGAAGAGAACTCGATAGACTTCATGACAAAGGTGAACTTTACAAGCAAATTGAAGAAATTTTTAATTCTGAAATTGAAATTATAAAAAAAGAAATTTTACTGAAAGCTGTACACGATCTTACTGCAGCTTTTATAATTAGCCTTCATGATGAAATGGGTTTTGGAAAGAAAAGGATAGAACAAGTCTTAGCGCGAACAAATGAACAGTTTGACTCTATTATGAAAGATTTCATTACGATTGATGACATCAAGCAATGGTGTTCTGATAATGATATCAACTATGAGGCGGTGTTTAATTCGTGAGAAAAAACTTTGATTATAGAAAAAACGAACGAGAAGTTATGCTTAGTTTGGGACTTTCACCTACAAAGAATTCGGGCGCTGGATGGATTGAAAAAGAAGATGGTTATAACGAGAACGTTCTCGCTCAGTTAAAATCAACTCATAATAACTCAATTAATATTCACTTGGATGACGTTGACATTCTTAATTACCACGCAGGAGTTGAGGGAAAAGAGCCAGTTTTCATCATTGATTTCATCGATAAAAGAAGAAAATTTTTTGTTATTGAATGTGACAAACTTGAGAACGTTTTCAATGGACTTATGACAACATTACCAAAAAATACTTCTGATTTCGTACTTCCCAATTTCAAAAATGACGAAGGATTTCAACAAAACAACATTATTCAATCTTCTGAAGAAGCAAAAATAAAGTTTCAAACAGAACAAGCGGAAAAATATAAAAATAGAAAGAAGTGACAGGAATGAAACTTGATATTAAAGCAATTGGCCAATATAATGGTCACACTTACAAACCGAATGGAACAATGGAACTTAAACTAAAGTTTTCAATCGATGCAAAAGAAGAAATTATTAAATCAATTCTTTTTGTTAATCAAACTGTTACGATCAAAGCAAAGGTTGAAAATGAAAAACCGATTTCATTGGGTAGCTTTTCATTTCACAACCTTAACATTGATAGGGATGGAGAATCTGTTTTGAAGTTTGTTTCTGATAAAGATTGTGTATACCATGAAAACGTAATTACTATTTCTGATCAGCAACTAGTTAAGTTTGCAATCTCTGCTGACATTGAAATGGAAGATGAAAATGAATGATACGGATTTAATCAAAGAAATTGCTTCTGTTTTGAAAAACACTGAGTCAGAGATTAAGCAACTTAAGGATGGTAAATCTTTTGAAGTTCCCGTAAATAATGAACTTGTAAAAACACTCAAAGCGATGGCTTATGAAGACATTTGTTCTCTTGTTCAAAAATATATTAAAGCAAAGAGGGTGTAAAAATGAAATTTGAACCAATTATAACAATACCCATAAATGACAAAAAGGCAATTGTAGTTTCTTTTGGTCACACAGAATCATCTACCAATGTAGTGATTGCCCAAAAATTAAACGTTATTGAGGAAGGTAAAGAATTGTCAATGTTCCTCAAAGGTTCAATCCAGGTACCTCTAAATGTTTTAGGAAATGTTCGTGATGCATTAAACATCGCAATTGAAGAAGTTAACGAAAGAAATTTTGAAAAAAGTTAATATTTTTATAAAAAGTATGTACAACGCTATTAAACATGATATAATGTATTCATGGACCCTTAACACTTAGAGAAGGAGGGAAGCAATGGATAACTTCGAAAGAATTGAATCAATCTTATCTCAAACGATAAAAGAGATTGAATCATTTGAACTTGGTTCGGTTCTTACAGAGGCAGACAAAAGAGACTTGAAAGTAACATTTTCACCAATTTATTCAATTGATTTAGCAATCAAGGGGTACACAATTCTTCAAATTCAAAAAAAATAAAAGGAGACGATTCAAATGGCTAAAAACTGGTTACCTATTGAAGCAATCAACGTAGTACGTGAGGGAAAAGACACAGAGTCGATCGTTGATATCGGAAGACGCTATCCTCTTTTGGTAGCAAATTGTATGACAGAAGCGGGTTTGCTTAAAATCGTTGAAGCAATTCCAAAACACATCAGCGCTCGCCAGATTCACAAAGGTTTACTTGGTGAAATTGATGAAGACGCTTCAACGGAAACTGATGCATCGGTGGATGAAAAGGAAGTAAAGGAAACAAAAGCTAAGGACACTAAGAAAGCAGACAAGGCTGCTGAAAAAGATGCAGATGATTGGGGTGCAGAAGAGGAAACTGCAAAATCATATGCAGATATGACAACCGACGAGCTTAAAGCAGCATTGAAAGAACGAAAATTGACTCCAGAAAAAGGCGCAACAAAAGCAGATGTTATTAAGCTTCTGGAATCATATGACAAAAAGCAGAAAGCGTCTGCAGAAAAAGCTTCAAAAACAAAACCTGCTGACGACGATGATTGGGAAGTATAAAATGAAACAGGGGGAGCAATCCCCCTCTTTTGACATTTACAGGAGGTAATTACGTAAATGGAATGGACACAAGACATGATTAAATCACTGCTAAAAGAGAGAGATGATGCTGTTGAAAGAGCAATCATCGCGCTTTTCAATCTTCAGAACGATGATGAAAAATATAATGGCACAACTTGTCACTTGAATGGAGTTGGCTATAATAGGTTTGATAGTGGATATTTTACAAACCTAGCAAATAAACTTCTTCGAAAAGAACACCTTACAACAACCGAGATTGCTATTTCAAGATGCAAACTGATGAAATACTCAAAACAGCTATCGACGTTAGCAAACAATAACATAAAAGGAGCTTCTTTATGACACTTATGCAGATATTGTTAATTGATGTTAGAAAAGAAGGAAATCAAGAGGTGCTTGACAAATTTCTTTTGTCAACAGAATGGGGAAAAAACATCAGTGAAGTTACTCACAACAATCTTGAAAAACTATACTCGGCTATCGAACGAAAGTATCCTGTTAAGATTGGTTATATTCTAAGGTCTGACCAGGGTTGGACGGCAATGCTTAAACGATCTGATAATCATAAGCATATTGCGACGATTTATGGATGTAATTTATCTGAACTCTTTGAAAAAACAATAATCGCTTGTTACGGTTATCTAAGAAAAGGATGCAAATTATCTTGTGATGAGGTGTACAATGAAGACTAAGGTTTATACGGATGGTGCTTGCAGTGGTAATCCTGGTCCCGGTGGATATGCGGCGATTATATTTCTTCCTGAAAGCAGGCTTAAAGTTTCTGGATTCGAAGAAGATACAACAAATAATAGAATGGAACTTACTGCAGTAATTACCGCACTTAATTCACTAAGGTTAATGAATATTACTGAATTTGAAATAAACTCGGATAGCGCTTACGTCGTTGATGCTATAAATAACGACTGGTTATCGAAGTGGAAGTTAAATGGATGGAAAACAGTTGCTGGTTCACATGTTAAAAACGAAGATTTATGGAAAGAGCTTGATTGCGTTTTACACTCTATAAAGAAGTTTGCAGCAAGAAGAGGAATGAAACATCATGCAAATTTTATCAAAGTAAAAGGTCATTCTTCTGATGAATTCAACAAAGAAGTTGATTTGCTCGCCCGGGAAGAAATTATTAGAAATAAGGAGTGCAAAAAATGAAAATATCAAATTTAAGAGTTTCAAATCCGGTAAGATTTACATGTACAGTTGGTATTGTAATCCTTCTTTTCTTTTTACTTTGTGTTTTTCTTCAAACTGGAATTAATGAGTCAGTATCATCATTGATACTTGACCAACAGAAACAGATTAACACAACGCAAGCGACAATGATAAAATCTGTTGAAAGAATTGATTATCTTGAATCAAAAGCACTTCCCGTGAATACTGCATATTCATTTAAGGCAAAAATTACGTATTACTGCTTGAAGGACAAACGAACAGCATCAGGAACGATATGTACTCCTAACAGGACTATCGCAGCATCTTCTCAATTTCCGTTTGGTACAGTTTTTGCAATCGAAGGTGACCCGAACATTTACATCGTTGAAGACAGAATGAAATATGATAAAAATAACCGGGTAGATATTTACGTAGAGTCGCAAGCGATCGCATTATCAAGTGGTGTTAAAGATTCAACTGTTTATGTTCTTAAATGGGGTGAATAGGATGAATATAACTAAGGAATATAAATCAATCGTTGAAAGCAGAATTAATCAGGCAACAAATGCAATGATACCTAAACTTGATGACTTCTCACCTGAGGTAATATTCATCGTTCAAAAACGTCAAGGTGAATATCTTCAAGATGCAGTTGCGGTTTATCGAACAGATGCGGGAATTAATTTCGTTAATACAACATATGAGAGGTTATCAGAAGAGGCTTGGAACTACTCTGAATCATTTCTTGAGGATGACTTCAAACTAATAAATGGTATAAACTCATTTCTTGGATCAGAAACCTTACAAGCGTTAAAATTAAAATACTTAAAATTATTAGACGAATGGAAATAACTGAAGTCGCTTATGCGACTCAGTTTCCAACAGAAGCCAGTTGGAGACACTTCGATAAATAACCGAGGTGAGGATAATGGCACAAACAAACATGAAAAAAGATAGAAGAACAACAAGAACGTATTGCAGAGAAGGAGACGAGGCATTTTTTCTTGAGGAAGATGAAAGCGAACTTCTTTCTATGCCAAGAAATGAAGTGATTGCTGAACTTACTGAACGGGAAAGAAAATTTTGTGAATATCTTATTCACAACTATAACATCAAGGTTGCTGCTGTAAAAGCAGGTTATAGTCCAGACTCTGCACACATTATCGGCTGGAGAGTTAGAACGAAATATTCAGTTAATAGATATATTTGTTGGTTAAAATTACGTCTTAGCAAAAAGTTATTTATATCGGCTGTCGATCTGATGGATCAGTATGCAAAGCAAGCATTCGCCGATATAACTGACTTTGTTGATTTTAACGGAAAAACTGTAGTGTTAAAGAATTCAGCTAACGTTGACGGTCAACTTATTAAACGAGTTAAGTCTTCTGACAAAGGAATAGAACTTGAATTGGAAGACAGACAAGCAGCACTTGATAAACTCGTCAAATATTTTGATGTTATGCCACGTGATTGGCGTCAAGCTATTGAAGAAAGAAAAGTTAACATTATGGAACAACGTTTGGAAATGGATAAACAACTTGCTGGTTTTGGCTTAAAGGAAAGCGAAGACGATGGCTTCTTTGAAGCATTAGTAGGAGCAGCTAAAGAATGTTGGTCAAACGTAGTCGTAGAGGATGATAACGATGAAAAAGACATTATTTAAGTTTCTACCTTTTACTCTTAAACAACGACAATTACTTACTTGGTGGATGAAAGACTATTCTCCTGTAGCTGGAAAAGACATAGTGATTGCAGATGGTGCAGTACGGTCTGGGAAAACATTAATAATGTCACTTTCATTTGTTACTTGGGCAATGAGTTCCTTTTCTGAAAAGAACTTTGGAATGGCTGGAAAAACTATTGGTAGCTTCAAAAGAAATGTTTGGATTACTCTTAAACTTATTCTTCAATTAAGAGGATATTCTATTCATAAAGTTCCTGACACTGATAGCAATAATGCTTTTAGGATCTCTAAGAATGGAATATCAAACTATTTCTACATATTCGGTGGCAAAGATGAAAAGTCACAAGACTTAGTTCAAGGTTTTACTGCGGCAGGTTTCTACATTGATGAAGCTACTCTTCAACCACAATCTTTTGTTAACCAGGCGATTGCTAGGTGTTCGGAGTTGGGAGCTAAAATATGGTTTAACTGCAATCCTGATGGACCGTTTCACTGGTTCAAATTGGAGTTTATTGATAAACTTGCTGAAAAGAACGCTTTTAGGATTCATTTTGAATTGGATGACAATCCTAGCCTTAGTGAGGAAGTAAAATCCAGATATAAACGAATGTTCTCAGGTGTTTTCTTTTCAAGGTTTATCTTAGGACTATGGGTTGTAGCACAAGGCGTTATTTATTCAATGTTTACTGCTGAAATGGTTATTAAAAAAGTACCTGCAGGAGTTACTTTTCTTAAAAAGTGGATTGGCATCGATTATGGTCAATCAAACGCCACTGCTTTTATCCTTGTTGGGCTGGGTAGTGATAACCGCCTTTACATCTTGGATGAGTACTACCATGAAGGAAAACTTGAACCTATTCAAAAGTCACCAGCTGCATATGCGAAAGATTTTAAGAAGTGGTTGCTGCATAATGGTGTTGACGATTTATTACTTCGATATGACACAGCTTTCGTTGATCCAAGCGCAAAAGGTTTTATGCTTCAACTACATGAAGAAGGAATACGCAACGTTAGACAAGCAGATAATGAAGTGTTAAAAGGCATTGAAACGATTTCAAGCATTATACAAAACGACTTATTTAGGATTCTTTCACATTGCCAAAATACAATTCGTGAATTAGGCGCATATACTTGGGATCCAAAGGCGCAAGAAAAAGGAGAAGACAAACCTATCAAGAAATACGACCATGCTCTTGATGCGCTTAGGTATGTAGTTAATGGAACACGAAATATTTGGAGAAGATTGATTGTTTTAGGACCAGTTAATCCGCTATCAAAGTGAGGTAATTCAATGTTATTGGATAAAGATTACTACGACAGTGCTCATGCAAAACAACGTGAAATATTCATGAGCAGAAATGAATCATATGAATCAGCTGTAAAAGAAGCCTGCGATGTTTTTGGATACGTATCGGTTGCGGTATTTGTCTTTATTAAGGTAAAGCGCCTCGTCTTTTTGTTAAAAAAAGAAACAATTGACTTCAAGGCAGTAGAAGACACATTGCTTGATTGCGCAAACTATTGTTCGTTATTCTTGGTAGAGTTATATAGGAGAGGTGATGCAAAGTGATTGTGATTAAAGAAGATATGCAGTGGCCACCATTTGGGACGCTTGATGCGCTTAAACTTGAAGAGTATGCTACGTGGTATGCAGGAGAAGCTGATATTCTCACTGATTTTTACTCACGGTATTCAGTTGGGTTAAGAACAGCAGGAAAAGAAACGTATCGGACTTCATTTTGGGGTAGGCAGCTTATCAACAAGAATCAGATAGCAATTCACGTTCCTGTTGCAAGTGATATTGCTGCTACTTCTTCAGACTTACTTTTTAGTGAATCTCCTATCATTAAATTATCTTCTGCTCATACACAAAGGTCGTCATCTAGTGATAAAGATGAGCAGGATTTACTTGATACGATGCTTTATGAAAACGGATTCTTTAGAAAGATTCTTGAAGGAGCAGAAACAGCATCTGCTATGGGTGGCTGCTTTATTAAAATGGCTTGGGATTCGGCACTTAGCCCTTATCCTTTGCTTGTCGTTGAGCAAACTGATTGTGCAATTCCTGAGTTTTCATTTGGAATCCTTACTAAGGTTACTTTTTGGAGGGAATATCTCGATGAAAAGAAAGTTTTGAGATTACTTGAGACATATTCTAATGACGGTACGATTACATATGAGCTTTATGTTGGATCTCAAGACAAGTTAGGCAAAAAGGACTCGATTGAAAAATATGAAATGTTTAAAAAATATAAAGATGTTGACTCTGGTTTCGCTACAATTTTATGTGCATACGTTCCAAACATGCTACCTAACAGGCTTAATCGGACTTCATATTTAGGACGAAGTGATTATTCCTCAGGTGTCATTGATATGATGGATTCCCTTGATGAAACATACAGTGCATGGATAAAGGAAATAGGCGTTGCAAAAGGAAGACTTCATGTACCTGAGGATTTCTTGGATAAAAAGAAAGATGAAACAGGCAGGGTAATTGATCGATTTAATATTGATAAAGACGTTTACGTCTTGCTTGATGTTGATCCTACGCAAATTGAAGGTTCAAAGATTACTGCAACACAGTTTGATATTCGAGCTACTCAGTTTGAAATAACGACACTTAACTTGCTTGAACGAATTATCACTTCTGCAGGATATAGTCCCCAGACTTTTGGTTTAAATATTCAAGGACGAGCGGAATCGGGAACTGCACTTGCAATACGAGAAAGAAAGTCTATCTGCACTAAGTCGAAAAAAGAGACGTACTGGGAACCTGCTATACGAAAACTTGTGATGTTGTGCATGTTGATTGGTTCTAAGTTTTTATCTCTTGGTTTCTCAATTGATTCTCAGATTTCATGCAGTTTTGGTGATAGCTTGACGAATGACATTAATGAAATCAGCACATCTGTTCAAAAAATTGCTTCAGCAATGGCAGCAAGCGTTGAAACAAAAGTAAGAATGCTCCACACCGAATGGAGTGAGGACGAGGTTGCCACTGAGGTTTCTAAAATTATTGCAGAAAATGGACTTATGGCTGCTATTCCACCTGACTCACAAATGAATTTGGAGGAATAACTTATGTCTGAAAAAACAGCTCTCAGTACAAAGCTGATGGACGACCTTCTTTCTATTTACTCTGAAGCAGAGAATGAAATGCTTAGAAAACTTGCAAAAAGAGTTGATTCAAAAGTTATCGACGGAACGTGGACAGAGCTAAAACTTTCAGAAGTTGCAAGCTATAGGGGAGAAGTTGCAGATATTCTTAGCAAAACGTCTTCGCTTTCAAAGATGAAGATAGATCAAGCTGTTGTTGATGCATATTATTCGGGAGTGAGGGGAGCTGAAGATTCATTTGGAGTTCCTATTACTCCTATGGACAAAGCAAACGTTCCTTTGCACGTCAAAAGGTTTGTTCTTGAGCAAGAAAATGCCATTGCAGGTACTCATTTGCAGATACTTCGTTCATCTCAAGATGTGTTTCGAGATGTTATTGCTTCGGCATCAGAAATGTCTGTTGTTGGAGTCGATACGGCAAGAGGATCTGCTCAAAAAGCACTTAACATGTTTGCTGATAAAGGTATTACAGGGTTTGTTGACAAATCAGGAAGAAAGTGGGAACTTGCTTCATATGTTGACATGGCTACAAGGACGACTCAAGCTCATGCCTATGTCCAAGGTCATATTGATAGGCAAATATCATTAGGAAGAGATCTTGTGATTGTTAATGGACATCCCAATGCATGCCCACTATGCCTTCCTTGGCAGGGCAAAATACTTAGCATTTCAGGTACTGATCCCAGATATCCCTCGCTAAAAGATGCAATTGCAGCAGGATTATTTCATCCTAATTGCAGGCATACACTGACTGGGTATATTGATGGATTGACTCGAATAAGGACATATTCGCAAGATGATGCAGGATTTAAGGTTACTCAAGAACAAAGGTACAATGAAAGAATGATTCGAAAGTGGAAGAGGCGCCAAGCTGTTGCAATTACATCGGTTGATGCTCTTCAGGCTGTGAATTATATTAAAGAGTATCAAGCGAGGCAACGTAAACTTCTTGAGGAATACGCCGGAAAATATGATATGACTTTACGAAGAAAGTATGATCGTGAATCACTTTCTTTCTTTGGCAAAAAAATTGATGAATCAAAACTTCCCGTTCCTGAGAAAGTAGACGAATCGTTTGAATGGAAAGCACCTAGTGTTCCCAAACCAGTTCCTAAGGTAGATTCTGAAGCAGATATTATTGTTCCTGAGGTAAAAGTTTTTGAAAAACCGCCTAAGCAACAAACAATCAAGTATGTTAATCATCTTGCTAAGGAAAGTAGAAACGAAAAAAAATGGAAACAAACGTATCAAGATTCTCTTGAGGCTGATGCAAAAAAGATGAATATGTCTGTCAATAAATATTATGATAAATGTAACGAAGCGCTTGCTGAGCTTCTTGAAAAAAATGGAGAAGTAAGAACTTATAAGTCTGAAAAAACAATAGAAGCGATGTTTAAAGAATTGAAGCAATTGATTGATGATGAGATTAAACAAAATCCAGGTATAAGTATGCAAGATGCCGTTGAAAAATATGCATCACAAGTTAGGTTTAAGACTCTTTTTGAAACAAATCGTTCTGGCGGGTCTACAAATACAAGTTATCGCTCTCGATGTGAACAAGATCTCTTTGGTTACCCGCAAGATCTTGATCCCGAATCAAGACCTGTATATGGGTTTTTAGGTGATTCTAGCGAATTTTACAGTTCTTCTACTCAAAATGCTGCAAGCTATGGCGGAGGAAGCAATAATCCCGTGAAAATAATTGTTTCATTTAAGAAGGATGTTAAAAATGCAACGACGCTTTATATCAACGACACTCTCAATAGCTTTAAAAACCATTTAACGAAAGGTACTAATTTGGCAAAACCAAA